GATCAATAATCTTTCGCGGGTCTCTATCGGGGTCCTGTTCAAAAACTTCGTAAGGATTTCTTCTGTAGCTATATCCTATACTGGGGAAGCCTTTTGCAGTTTGTGTAATATCTGTTACATTAACACTACTGGCGAATCTACCCGAAACGTAGTTTAGTCTAGGGGATCCCATATTATTTGCAACTACTTTTGGAAGTTGCTGATTTAAAATACCTAACATCTCCAAAGGACTACTAGAAACTCCTTTTGTTCTGCCAGCGACGGGAGCCTTCGCTTTAGACTTTTTAACTCTTTTAATTTTAGTTCTTCCGCCTGTCATTTGTTTAACGGAAGATTTTGCTTTAGTTCTCACCCTGCCTTTTATTTTCTTTTTAGGGTCAATCATAGCTAAACTCTGTTCTGTGAGTTCTTCGATAATACTAGGAGAACCTTTCAAATTTGCTATATTCTCAAAGCCTGGGCTAGACGTAAGATCAAAAGAAGCGTCTGTAACTACTTTTCTAAATAAATCCCCTACCATACCGGCTAGTCTACCTTTAAATTGGTTTATATCTTTTGGCTCAAACTCTAGCTCTAAAGTGCCTTTAATCCCTGTTAGTAAATGTACGTCTTTAGTGTATTGTGATTTTACATTATACCCTGAGTTAATAGAGTTCTCTAATTTATCAAGTATAGTATCCCACGCATCCTCACCTTTTTCTGTTAAACTATCAATTTCTTTTGCTACAAAATATAGAGCTTTTACAGAGTCCCTTCTTGGGTCGCCCTTATCCATAGCGCTTAATGTAGCAGATAAAGAAGCTCTAAGAACACTTATATTTTTATGCCCCAACTCCTGACCTTCCGCTATTTCAGGAAATAATTTTTTTAAAGTATATGCTTGTTGTTTAAAATTAGCTCTACCAAATTCTGAGTGAGATCTATTGTTAACAGAGGCTGCCGTTCTAAGGGCGCTTCTAGGTTGGAACGTTTGACCTTCAAATTTAAAAGTATTAGCACCCGCCTTATGCGCTTTATTAGCCGCAAGTGTAAATTCTTTAAATCTCTTTACAAATTCTTCTTGTAATTCGAATTTTTGTCTTATCAGCTTATTTTGGTCAATAGCTCTTCGCCAGTATTTAGCTCTAATATAGCGACCCCCTATCATTTGGGCAACTAGCTGATTTAAAGTTTGCGTAGCCATTAAAAATTCTTATATAGGTCTAAGACTCTTTTTATATGATCTGGAAATGCTGGGTTGTTTGCATTCCCCCCAGAGCGAGCATTTTCAATACTAGCCCCTTGCAATGTTTGTCGTTGCTTATGTTCATCTTTCAAGTAGTATGTAACTAAATCTGCTACTGCTAATAGTAAATCAGCAGGAGTAGCTGCATATCCAGCACTATAAGTGACTAGTACGGATCCTGGACCTTGGGGCCAGTATTGGTACTTCGTAGGAATACGTATAACACTATCTGTTTTAGTATCTAAATAATATTCGTTAGAGTCTAAAATAGAGTAATTTTCTGTAGGACGCCTCCTTTCTTGAATTTCAACTATTGTGTTAACAGGACTTTCAGTAAGTTGAAGAAAAGTAGAATCCCATGTTAAAGAAAAGTCTTCTACTTTGTTCACTGTAAAATAGTCAAGAATAGAGTTACCACAGTAAGTTTTTACTAATTGACTCACAGAAGGAATGAAAATTTCCAGCTTTACATCTTCTTTCGTTGATGATATGCCTTCAATTTCTTTATATTTATCTATAGTAATTAAATCAGTCATAATATATAGTCAATTAGTAAAAACTTGGGGGGACAATAGTTGTCCCCCGAAGTAAAAAGTTAATTTTAGTTTTAAGCTGAAGCGTTAAAAATTGCTTTAGTAACAGCAGCTTTACCACCAGTTGAGGCAAACAACTCATCAAAGCCCAAGTGTTGCGTAGCAACAAGCACTCGACGCTGTGCAGAGACTTCATAGTCTTGCTCAACAGTGATTCCACGAAGACGTGGAATAATGAAGTTAGAGGTGTTAACACAAAGTGCACCCCCAAAAGTATCTTCAACATCAGCGCCCATGTTGTCAGAAAGTACAACAGGAGAACCATACACACGACCAACTTGACCAGTCAAACGCACAGCCAAATCAGAACCGACTTCATCAACAGTTTGGAAGTCAGGATCTTCTAAGAGGTCATAGTATTTATCTTGAGAAACAATATAAACTACATCTTGAGGGTTTAAGCCATAAACACCCATATTTCGACGGCACTTAACAAGCACATCAGCGCTGAAAGTAAGGTTAGCAGCAACTTGTGCACCCCAGCTCGCGCCGGCAGCAGCCATAGCTTTCAAACCACTGATATTTCCGCCGTTACCGCCAATAATGGCACTATCAACAGAACGAGCATGTGAACGTGCGATACCAGCAGTCAACATAGGCATAATGTTAATCAGTACTTTCTCATCGATATAGTTATCGAGGAAAGAAGTAGAGATCAAACGATCTACTTGAACAACCTTTTGCTTTGCTTCGTAAGTATTGTTAGAGTTATCACGGTTAGCGATATCACTACCAGTACCATTGTCAGCAGCATCACGTGCATTGCCCCACTTAGCCAAATTAGTATCAGTCTGAAGCGGCAATACTGTAGATTGACTTTCGACCTGCATTTCTTTAAATAAAGAAGCAGTACGTAGCTCTAACATGATTTCCTTTTCGATTTGAGTAGAAACTACTACATCGATACCTGGATCATTTTGTCCGCCCGTAGCTGTGTAAGTAACACCAGCTTTTTCAAGAACAGACTTACCATAGTCGGTGTTAAAGCCTTTGCCAGTGATAACACCAACAAGATGAGCTTGCATCAATTCTTTAGCATGCGGCTCAAGACCTTGCTTAGAAGAACGATCAGCAAAAACGCCTTTTGATTCACGCATTTTAGTGATTTCTTCTTCTTTTTCTAAGAGTTCTTTTTGAAACTTAGCAATAACTTCAGCTTGGTTAGCCTCTGAAGAAGCCATTTTTGCTTCAAAATCAGCCATCAATCGTTCAGCACCAGACTCTACACCGGAAGTAATAGCAGATTTAACTTGCTCTTCTTGTGCTGCTTTAGCATCTGCTTCTTGTGCTGCTTTTTCTGCAGCTTCTTGTGCTGCTTCTTGTTCAACAGCTTTAACCTCGGCTTGCTTCATTGCAATTTTAGCAGCGGTTTCTTCCGCTACCTTTTTAGCAAAAGCTTCCAAGTCAATTTCTGAGTTTTTAACGTCAGACATTTCTATCTCCTTTTGTGCGCTTTGCGCGGGTTCCGGTGTGTCACTAGCTACGCTAGAAGTATTAACTTCGTCTTTAGCCAGAGACTGACCGGCTAGATCCACACTATTTTTAAAAAAAGTTTTTTTGAATTCATCATATTCATCAATAGAATCAAATGATTTCGCTAGCGAAAAAGTAGCTGCCTGATTGCAAGGTACGGAAACTACCGATACCTCGAACAACTCAGCGTCCTTAATCTGTAATCCATCGGTTTCTTCTAGGTAATCCGCATCCTTGACTCGGAAACCAACAGAAAAAGCTCCAAGAATGCCTTCCTTAATCAACATAGCTACATTATCAGGAGCAGACTTACTTATTTTCGCTTTAAGTTCCAAACCATTGTCTGTAACTTTAAGACCAGTAGCACGCCCGATCGGTTTATTGTAGTCGTGATTAAACAAAATTATAGGGTTTTTCTCAAAATTATGAAGGCCCCCTTTAGTCCAAGCGCTCGCATCAATTATATCATTTGCACGATCAGTATCATTTGTACTTGCCATTCCACAAATGTGAACGCCGTCGTCATCTTCGCTTAAAGATTTAAACGTAGATGTAAAATTAAAAATCTTATTCATCATCTTTCTCCACCTTCTTACTAGCAGTAAATCGCTTAGTAGGAGCAGGCTTAGCTGGAGCTTTTTTAGGAGCAGGCTTAGCTGGAGTCTCCGCAGGAGTATGAGCAATGCTAGCTTGATCATATACCAAAGGGTGTCTCCTAATAAGAGCAGTTAATACTCTTGCCCACCTACCATTAAAAATTTGAGCTAATTCTCTTCGTGTCATAGGACCACTAGTCCCTAGGGCTAGATACTCGTCATATGTAATAGGTTTTGTTACACCATGCTGAATAAAATGAGCATAGAGTTTGTCTAAGGACGCAGTTGTTTGTCGTCTAGTAGCCATTATTAATTTTCCTCGTCTTGTGTTACAGGTCTTCCGCCTTCTGACGGGTCTACTGCACTTCCCGCAATGTTTGCGGGTACTCTTAGATCATCATATCCTTCTACTTTTTCAAATCCTAGATGTTCTCGTGCCTCATTAGGAGAGATAATGCCAGTATTGACTAAGGAAGAATAATATTGAGCTGAATCACGCAGCTCTGGTTGTAATGCAGGTATATTAGTTGCATCTTCTGTTATTTCGAATCCAAAAAATCTTTCAAAAGCAAAGTTAATTTTGCGAACTATAGGAAGTATAGTTTCTAGATAGTATAGTCGCATATTTGGACGAAGATTAGCATTGTTGCCAGAATCTAGTAAAATAGGGGGTACACCTAAAGCCTTTAAAATAATTTTTTCATTTTCAGAAATAGCAGACTGAAAATCTAATTCTTTAAAGTTTACATTTGAAATTGCATCAATCTCAATTCCTCCATCTAAAATTAAGGGACGTCGGCCTCCTGCATCAGGTCTGTACCTTTGCTGCCAAGAGGCTAACATTCTCTCTTTAATTTTCTCCGATAGAGTGTTAGGGCTTTTTAATACTAATCCTGGTACTGCTCCATTTTTAAAAAAATTATCTTGAAAGTCCCGCATAGACTTAGTTAATACCATAGTACGTAAAGCAGGCTTCAGTCTAGAAATACCTCTATAGATAGAATAGAAAGAATTGTCTTTAATGTGAATAATTTCATTTGGGTTATAGCGAACATTTTCGTTGAATGTGTAGTGGTCTACATAAGTAGTCTCACTAGAGTGTATAATCATTTTGCTAGCGGGTAGATGATACATGTGTACGCCATCAAAATAAATAAATATATTGCCGTCTAATAAAAAGTCTGTAACTAGATTTCTCTTAAAGGAGCTAATATCCTGAAAAAGGTTGGGTTCTTTATTCAACAGCAAAGTCAGCTTGGCTCTTTTTACTCCCTTATAAGGATTATTAATAGGGATGGGCGGGCCAACCTTGGTAGTAATCTCAGACACATCATCAACTATCATATTTACTCCTCTATTGACAATTTCTAATTGCTCATAGGCGAGCTCATAGGAATATGTCATTTCACGTGAGGATTCTATTTTATGATCGTAGTATGGCTGAGCAGGATTAAGTTTTTCTTCAACCTCTTCCCGACCAAGAATTTTATTATACCAAGCCATTTTTTTCTCTTTGAATCTCTACCCATCTCTGCTGCTTTTTTGCCGTGTGCAGAGGGGGATTTCTACCGTATATACTATGTAACTTTAAATGGTGCATGTGGCAAATAGTTACAGTATAATCGTATAATTCTTCAATGTGTTCATTAATAAACTCATCTCTAAACTCTCTTATATCTTCTTCGAAGTACCCTTTTTCCTTCATCCAACCTTGTAATAGAGGGCTAAGGCTGTAAAAATGATGAAAATCTAATTTTACAGTATCCCCGCAAATATAACACTCCGAGCCTTTATCATATCTAGCTTTGGCTTTATCTCGAATATATTTTATCGGGTCTCTTTTTAATTTCTCCATTTTATAAAATACCAATTTTTACTTCCGAAATTATAACGTGTACCAGGTACATTGTCAACTACTATTTTTAAGCAGGTGCTCATTAAAACCCCGAATTGCTAGTTTCGAATGAATAGAGAGCATACCTTATAGCATCCGACATATGAGAAGCCCTATTATGCTTAGGTTTTTCTCTAAGTAAATTAGGGTTAGGGTCCCACTGGTACTGGTCTAAAGCAGCTAAGGACTCTAAACATTTTTGAGATACTAATAAGTTATCATTATCTACTATAGCTGCTACATGTGATATACCATCTAATAATGATTTTTTTGCATTAATAGTACTAATATCATAATTCTGTGCAAAATCAAATCTAGTTTGCTGAGCAGCTGAATCTATATAAATATAATCAATATCCCACTTTTGAATTAATTGCTGAATTTCAATAGCATGCTGCTCTGTAGTTTTTTCAGCGTCCATATATTCGTCTAGTAGGTAATATTTCTCTTCGTCCCAATCATATCCTATAACGCAAAAAGCAGTAGGATCCCTGTACCCTACGTCTAATCCAGCAAAAACATCCATATATCTAGTATTAATTCCCTCTAGATTTACTGTACAGTTTTCATAATCGAATTTCCAAACCTGACCCTCGTAAGTATTAAAGTCTGCCTCATACTCCTGTCTAAATTCTGCATCAGACATACTTTTTCGAGCTTCGTTAATATCACTCTCTGTCATTCTGGGGTTATCTAGATAGGTAGCCTTTACGGAGGCCCACTCTAAGAACTCATCATTGTACCCTCTATCAAAAAATTCTGCGAACCAATTGTTACGACCCCGAGGGGTAGAAATAAACAAAGCTTTAGAGTTGTCTTTATCAAGAGTGGGCCGAAGTGCGACATTAAAGGCATCCCTGCCATCTGCTAACGCTGCTTCGTCAAATATAATAAGGTCGTAACTTCGACCCACGCATGAATCAACTTGATTTACAGACCCCATTCTAATAGTAGAGCCGTTTGATAGTTCTATAACTTTGTCTTTTGCGTTGTCTTTTGTAACCTCGAGATCAAAGTGTTTTATAAGGTTTCTCTGTAAATCAAAAGAAATTTGAGATAGAGCATAGTTAGGAGACATAATTAATATATTAGAGCTAGGGACTAAAGAAACTAATTGCCCAATAATATTAGCTATATAAGTTTTACCCTGACGCCTAGAAACAGCTGCGCAAACAAATCGATACTTAGGATTATTTATAGCATTAATAATTGCCATTTGTGAGGGTAATGCGGACACCCCCAACATCTCTAAATAAGGATCTATTGGCAGTTTTAGAAACCTAGTTGTTTTTTCGAGTTCAACTATTGAGTCTGTTATTACATCCTGTCTACTGACCTGTACTGTCATTTTAGTTATCTCTTTTTATTTTATATAGTTATATAGCTATGCTATCACTTATTGACATAATTGTCAATATATATTTTTGAACACCTTTAGGCATACCTAGGTGTTTACCATTTGACCTTATTAGCCCAGTAAGCTGCGGAGAGTTTACCCTTTGCTATATTACGAGCATGACGAGCCTTAAAAGATCTTCGCCTAGCCGCGTAAGAAGCACTTTCCCCTTTCTTTTTAGGGGAACCACTAACTCCTTGCTGACCAAAGCGTATTGTTTTAACTTTGGTACCTACTTTAGCAACAACTACATGAGACTTTTTAGGGTGTTTTGGAGTTCTTTTTGCTTTATTAAATTTACTTACTCCGGCTCTTTTTAATGCAGGGTGTTTCTTTTTAACGCTTCTTTTTTTTCTTGCCATTTTTCTTTTTCCTTTTTTTAAACCCCGCCTTCATAAAAGAGTAGGCTTTAGCAGATATAGTAGATTTCTTTTTAGACCTACTTATTCCTTTCTTTTTTCTACGATTTATATTTGCGTACAACCCCCGAGAAGCCATCTATTTTCTCCTTTTTTTAGTTTTACGTTTTTTCTTTTTACCACAAGGTTTTCCATTATGATATTTATTAAGTAAGGTCATTAAAAAATGTTTCCTTTACCAAAGTCAATATTATTACCGATATTAATATTAACATCACTAGTAGTAACAGCTTTGGGCTTTGCTTTTTCTATAAAACATTCACAAGGTGCGCAAGCACACGTTTCACATAAGGCTTCCTCAGTGGGATGCCCCGCATATTCTTTCGCAGCCTCTTCAGACTTAAAAAATACAGTGGAGCCCTTACCATCTGATACATGCCATCTATTTCTAATTTTTTGAATATTTTTCATATCAAAGTCCTTATTCACTTATCAGCAATTCATAACTGCCGATTCCGCCCCCAAATATGGGGAATATAACAAAATCGCTCTCAATACCAAATTCAGTCTTTCCACTTGAGTCTTGAAAGAATACAAGATTTGAAAGCTCTTGTGTAAATATAAATGTTTGTGCCACCCTTGGTTGAGTAATTGTTGTAAAATACGATATTCTATCTAGTCCTATAATTATATCTATAGTACCAAAATCTACCGTTCCTAGAGTTAGAGTCTCAAAATTATTATTTTCGATAAGTATTGTTATATCTACAGAGCTAAATTGAGTTGGTATTGTGAAAAAATATCTATCGAATCCTGTAGTTATGGAAGTTTTACTAGTATCTAATATTGCATTATTATTAATTATATCCTGTCCAAACTCCCCGCCTAAGTAAGTATTAGAGTTTTCAATTTGAATTTGAAGTTCGTCAGAAACTAGAGTATTTGTAAAATTTCTTTCATATGTAGGCTGAACTTTAGTCTCTATTAGTACTCTACTCTGTAGAGGAGAGGGGCTAAAAAATTCTCTTGAAGACACGGCTACCCTTAAGTTTTGTAGCTCTGGGCTTTCTCCTATAGGTATAATTGGACGAAGTACTGTAAAATCTATACTGGTAGGCTCTCCAATATGAGTAGCTCGATGAGATATATCAATAGGCACAGGAATACTAGCTATTGGTAAGTAATCGTATTTAAGTTTGTTTGAGCCTAATTGATCTCCAAGCCAAGGTCCCTTTATCTCAAATTTAACAGGTTGTAGCATTATAACTTTTCCAAGATCTGGTTCTGGAGCTTTAGAGACGTCATAATCGACGGCGGGAGTAGTAGGAAGATCTAACTGCCCGAATATCTCTATTCCTGCTTGCTGATTATCACTTAAAATATTAGTGTTTTGATCTTCATTATTTTCCCAGCTTCTAAGTATTTGCTGGTACTGTCCTGTAGGCTCTGCTTCTGGGTCGAGCAATATATCAGAAGTATCCCAAGTATCCGCTATAGTTATTTTAAAGAAACTCATATAGAGGTTCTGACACATTGCTTCACGATCTTCAACAAAAGGGCTTATATTCCAGGATAAATAAGTATCTTTATTCTGATCATAGTTAGTTATTCCAGAATTTGCTGAACAGATCTGTTCCATAGTAGTCTTTAACTCAAGATTCTTAGAGAAAAAATAATGTAGGCCTGTTTGAAGGTCTAGAATATAGATAGTCTTAGCTATTTTAGAGTTTGTAACAGGCGGGAAAAAATCATCTATATCTGATACAGTCGCCTCATCAAAGACAGCCATATTATTAAAAGGGTTATTACTATCCTCTATAGCCCTTATATCAGAAGTCTGTACTCCTGTACTTAGGAGGCATGCAGAGCTTTCTCTCTCAACCTGACCAGTATCTCTAACTCTTCGCCTTAGTTGAGCCCTCCCATCATGATTTAAATCTGGGAAAGATTGAGGCACATCCCCTAATCGAGGGATAGGAATTCCAGAAAACGTAGTAGACATACCTATGATAGCATCGAATGTAAAAGGATAGTCTCCCTCGTGGGATGAGGTATTAGTAGTTTTCAAATGATCAAAAGCTACTCTAAGGTACCTACTCCTCATAGCAGCTCCAGGAATTTTTACCCCCATACCATGATCTTGAGGGTAAGTTGAAGTATTACCAATAAAAAGTACTCCATATTGTCCAGATTCCTCTGTATTAAAGCCGTACCCAGTACCAAGATATTGTCTCGAAGGCCGCGCCCCTGGATTCTGACGAGACATAGTGTACTCTAGTCCTCCTACAATACTACTAGGCCTAAGTAAAGGCTCTACTGCAAATTGAATATTATCATATAGAAGGGATACAGGACCATCCTGCCACGAATAATCTCCATTAGGATAAGTCGTACCAAAAATGTCTGCATTATTAGTCAATTCTACTATTCTATAATACTCTGTAGTAGTTCCTACTGCTGCACTTGGTACGTACCCTGAAGGCTGTGGATTTGCTGTTTGAGCCCACGTTGCGTCATAAGAAACAGATATATTTACACTTGGGGGAAATGATTGCGTAATATCAGGGGGTATCAATTCTCCATCCATAACCTGAATAGTTGCTAAACCTCGAATAGCTTCTGGGGACGTAAAATCTAAGACCGAGAAACTTACAAATCTAGTAGGATCCTTCTGTGTAATAATATCAGAGTACTGATTATTCCAAGCAGTATAAGATACATCTGCAAAAACGTCTCTTACATTTACTAAAGACTCTCCTGACTTAAAAACATAAGGAGAAAATACTCCGTGACGAGCATAGCCAGAGCCAATTGAGGTAGTGTCGAACTCTACCTCAATTGGGGTCTGAATACTTGCGGAACTAAGCACATTAATCTGAGCTTCAGTGGTGGAATAAGAATTAATAAATCTAATAGAACTTATTCCAGTAACTACTTCTGTACTACTAAACTCTGTCTGAACTGATTCTCTCGCCTCGGGACTTGGAACTACTAATATCGTAGTTTCCGTATTATTCCAAGTATTTGGGCGATCAAGAGCTGACGGAGCGTATTGCTCCGTCAGAATTTCGATTTGAGTTATTACTTTAGAAGTAGCTACTGAAATAGTCATTTATTAAATATCCACACTTGCAGTAATGTTAGAGAATCCTGCACTATTAATAAATATATCAACATCGATAGGGTCAGCTGCACTCGTGGTAACAGTAGTAATAGTAGTACCTCCAGTGAAAGTCATACCAGTTCCTTCAATTAGCAATTTAACATCTGTAGAAATTCTAGCCCCTTGTGCATTGTACGCACTAACTGCTACCGTACTCGCAATCTGTGCTCCTGCGTACGTGTAGCTAGTAGCAGCCGGAGTTACTGTTACAGTAAGAGGTAAACTAGGTGTTAGCAAGTGCAGTTCTGGATAAACTGTGTTCCCTAAAGAAGTACTATCTTTAGTGTACCAAATTCTATCAGTACTATCTCTACCAATACTGGTTATTTTATAGGATAAAGTATTTGCTGTTTCCCATCCAGTAGCTGAGTTAAAAGCAATAATTAAAAAACTATAATCGTCATTAAGACCTATAAGCGTTTCTTCATCGTTTAAAAATATATGCGACTGCCAAGGAAAGGGTAATACCTTCTTACTATGAAATGTAAAGAGCCGAGGATCTGCAGCATCAATTTTCCAAGTTAATAGGGTTTTTATTATATTATTAGTGGTATAATACCTAGGAGCATCAACCCAGATAAGCGTAATATATCTTTCCCCATTAAATTCAAATAAATGATGAGTAACGATAGAAGTGCTGTTAGAAGAATTGTTCTCCCTAAACATCCCCGGATATAGACTATTGTCAATGGTAGCATTCCAAGCATCAACACCGCTGGATTTACCAGTAAATCCTACAGATTGTCCTGCTCCTGCCTGCATTATAACATCAGTTTGTACAGTGAAGGAATCATCCGTAGTATCCCACGTCCATAGATCGGGGTGATAGTCACTATTATCGTCAATATAAACGGCGTACCAAAGTTTTGTGTTTCCTGTACCATCTCTAGGGTCAGTCATAGTTCTACTAGGTTTAGTAGGCACATGATATGAGGTGATGTTAGCAAAGTTTCCTCCGGCTGTAGTACCATCACTCGTTAAATCATTTACATCGAGTCCTCCAGCTAGTCGGTAAGCACTCGCCATAGAATCACCACTAATCAGGATATTCGCGGTGGACTGGGACGTGCCCGTACACTTATATACTCTCGACTTATAGGCAACGGTTGGGCTGCCGCTGGGGCTATTAGAGTTATAAACGTTGACAAATAAAGGCTGAGCATCAACACTGCTTATTCCTAGGAAAGAAGTAGAGGTATAGTTAACAAAAACATAGCCTGAGGTGAGGTTTTGAACGCCTGGCCAGTTAATACTGTACCCTCTCATTATCCTATCGGTATACCATTGATTAGTGGTATTATAGTACCTATATAGACCCCCTATCTGATTACCCGGACTGTGATAATATAACCAATAAGAAGAATTTCCCGGTCGAACGATGCTGGTGAGAGTGGGAGAATAACTCACGCCTCCGGAAAAAGCAATATCACTTAAGTCTTGAGACTCAGATACTCCCAGACTCGTCAAGGTTATCGTGGCGCTCTCGGCCTCAGCGCCTGTCCAGGCGAAAACTGCATCAGAGGACCCATTATTCATAACAAATACGTCAGCTTTAGCTTTATAATTTCTATCCATAGACATCCAAAACTTATGCTGATGCAAATTTGTATAGCTCGTGGGGGTCGTGACGGTATAGTTATCAAAGCCCACATAGTCTTTTGATAGAGCCATCTGGTAGCCCGGCCTATTATAATTCTGCTTGGTATTACTTGCTAGACCATTTGCATTCGCAGTGGTGGTTGCAAACTTTTTATTATAGATAGGGCTTAGAGTAGAAAAGTCATGCTTATAATCAAATAAATATAAACCATCATTTGAAACTCGTGGGTCTTCTAGGATTACGAATTGACTAGTATTTCCTTTATAATCATAAATTTTAGCCATTTTATTGTACCTCCTCTAATTCAGCATCTGGAAAAAGATCTAAAAAAATCTCTACTCCTTGCTCTTTTGATGTGATAGGATTCTTATAGGTTGCTCCTTTACGTGGATCGTACGCAAATCCTTGCATCGAACCAAAAGGGCAGTTATGCTCTTCGTGTTCTTCATCATCGGCCTCTGTTAAAGGACTAAAATGTATCTCCCATAAACCCTCGGTTAAACTTACAGTTGCTAAATGGTCGTGAGTACAACGCTCTATAGCAATACTGCCGTCCTCTAATATCTGTACTTGTCCATCTTCTCCTAGGACTGGTACAGGGTAACTTATAGTATAATTGCTCAAAATTGATCTCCTTATGAGTAAATGAACTTAATGGACAGGTTAGTACCTGGCCCAGATATTATGTCAACAGTTATTTCATCCGCAGGCCCCACTACAACTCCCGCAGTAAAAGCAGCTTCAATGAAGGGAGCCGCGGGGGGTATAACAAATTGCTGAACCTCAGCACCACTTCGCACCACAGAAAATATTAGAGAGGCACCAGAAGGTTGATCAACTTGTGCTCGTATCTCATGTAATGTTATCGTTTGTTGAGGTTGAAATAACTGTGTTCCAGTTAGTGGTCCTGTAAACTGTCCGGCTCTAACCAAGTAGAACGCATTGGTTCTCTTTAAGTTATACCATATAGTTCCTTCCCACACATATAAAACGCCTGTGTCTTGTGCAAAAGATAAATCCCCTAAGTTCCCTATTGCAGGAAAAGAGTTTCTAGTTGCATATACAACGGCAGGACTAGGAGTAGGCGTAGCTTCCCAAGTATCTGTGT